CCTTAGGCCCGCACCTTTTCCCCTTACGGGGTACCCCTATAGGGTATTTCGTTTTAGCACCTCGGTAGTTTAACTCCGAGTACGCAGGTTTCACTTGGAGGTTATTATGGGATATCAAGTAGTTAATGATTGGGAGCTGGCGCCGTACGTTGAGAAAAACTTCGTATGCGCGCCGCGCCAAATCATTAGATATTCTACTCTGATGTCTCAGAAAACCACCTCGTGGAATGACACCCATTCTCGACCCTATCCTAGCGATCCTCTAAGTTCACAGACCAGTATGCCTACTCAGTATACTGAGAAGTGGACCCAAGGATCAGTTAAAGCTAAGACAGGCTGGACTCAGGATTTTTCTTGTCCTTATCCGTGGCCGTATTACGGCACGTATGAGTACAAGTATCATACCTGGCCCAGACAAATCGAGGCCGTTGATACAGTGTGTAAACCTGATTGGCAACTCATTTTGAGAAACAAAATCAAGGAAGAAGCACTGAACATCGGCACGACCTTAGCTGAATACAGACAATCCGTGAGGATGTTCGGTTCAGCTGGCGCAGCTGTTAGAGACGCTTGGCGGACTTTTCGGGGTAAATTTCCGAAAAGGCGCCGTAAGTCCCTAACAATGTGCTCCATCGCCGCAAGTGAATTAGTTTACACTTACGGTGTTGCTCCTCTCTTCAGTGATGTTTACACCACTGCGGAGATCCTTCTAAGAAGGTTAGAGCAACCATACTTCCGCGAATACTTCGTCAGGGCCAGTGGCTCCGACAGAGGATCGTGGAATGATGCTAATGGTGATGGTCGTTATTGGCAAACACGTACACAGCGTGCCAAGTTCTACGTTTGGTTCGATATGCAGAGGGCGTCTAACTTCAAGTTAGGCAACCCACTGGAAATCGCATGGGAACTCGTTCCCTATTCCTTCGTATTCGACTGGTTAATCCCAGTCGGTTCTTGGCTCTCTTCTATTGATGCCCTTTCGGCAACAGAGAAGATACGCGGTACAGTCAGCGAAAAGGTAAAATACGGTCACATAGGACACGTGAAACTGACCGGTCTTGATGGAACTGCTCGGGGATCTACCCCGAACACTTACAAAAGGACTGATCACACTCGCACGTTCTATGACACCGTTCCCTTTCCAACAATCCCTAGGTGGGATCCGTCGCTTTCCTGGCGTAAAGCCATGAATGCAACGGCTCTGCTTGTCAACTTTCGTCGACAACATATCTGCTAACGCAGATAGCGAGCACCTAGATTTAACTGCCAGAAATGGCTTAACAGTTCGCTTAGCGGACCCCATCCGGAGGATATCCGGGAAATACAGGAGGCATTCAATGCCAGCTGCTAGTAACATCAGTATTAACGATGCTACACCCACGGCGCATGTTTATACGCCGACCTCGATCTCACCTCAACTCTCCACGTATAAGAATGTGGCAGACGCCACAATCTCTGCGGGAGAAGAAACGTTGAGTTTGAGCCTTTCGCGCGCAAGCGCGAACCGTGCGACTAATCGGGTAAAGATTACCTTAGCTGTACCCTACGAACAAACTGTCGACAGTGTCGTCAGTGTTCGGAGTACTGCGAGAATGAATTGTGAAATCATTCTCCCCGACGATATGACCCAGGCAGAGCGTGACGATTTCGCTGCTCTTGTGAGCAACGCTTTCGATGACGCTGATGTCCAGGGCTACTTCGCCGACCTGATACCAACCTGGTAATAAAGGTGAAATCCTTTATTTCCAAGATGGTCCTAATCCTGCGCTACTTCCCAGAGTTATTCCGGGCGTGGCGTGAGTTTAGGAAACATATCAGGGAGAACGAAGTGGATGAGCATGAACAGTTTTGAGCGTGATAGATTTTCCAACTGCACCTTTTGTCGGGTGCTGAGGATTATCTATTACCTCTTACTGTTCTTTGGTAGCGCTTTCGCTACCTTTATGACCATCTATATCGTTAACTTTTAGTCTAACGGAGGAAGCTATGTTATACTGTTTAACAGATAACATCAATTCTGACTTTAAGTTAGAATTGCAAACTGTACAACGTTTGTGTGAGACAATCGATACCCCCCGCTCGCTGGCTGTGGCACTCATGCTACAGTACCAGGAATGGGAGGAATACTTGGACCTTTCTATTGATCCCAGTGCGTACGAGGGGGTCGGCAATTTCGCCGACGACTACCTCGTCACTGAGATCTTACGGAAGAGTCCTAATATTCCGTTAGGTATTGATAGATCCGCAAACGCCCTTCTTACTTTTCAAAAGTCTGAAGAGCAGTGTCGTGTCACCAATTTGAGAATCCGCGAAGAAGCTCCTTCTTGGCATTTCGCCTTGAAGAAGAATATTCGCAAGATTCTTGGACCGCTCACGACTCCCGCTCTCAATTATATCGAGAGTAGGTTTCGCTTCGGTCCTGGTGCCAGCACTGGCGTACGCGGGTCAGGGAGTAGTTTATCGGATAAATTCGATGAACCGATCCATCTGACCGTTGAACTTATCCCCTACTTTAGGTGCATACTAGGCGAAACGTGGTGGGAACACCACCGCCAGTCACTGCATACTATTCGTAGAGGTAATAAGTTTACTACCGTTCCCAAATCGGCTAAGACCGACCGCGGGATTTGCATCGAGCCCACCCTGAACATGTATGTTCAGCTTGGAATCGGTGCATATCTCCGTCGTCGACTTAGACGTTTTGGTATCGATCTCAATACTCAACAGAGAAATCGTGATTTGGCTCGAAAGGCCTATAGTTGTAACTTAGCAACTATCGACCTTAGCGCCGCTTCAGACTCTCTAGCGAGTAACCTCATTC